GCCCGAATTTATGACAAATCGTTCACAATTATTGGAATCGTTTCGGTTGTTTTTGGCGTCGTTTTGGCTTGTTACCAGTTGATGAAATAAATATAATTTTAAAAACCTGAAAGGAAATCGCGCAATTGGTTTCCTTTTTTTTGCTTTTATTGGAAGTTTGAATCGATAATTTTGTGAAATGTTGAAAAAGTCCGCCCGCTCTTAAAGTACTATGCCCGTTGTCCGCCCGTCACTCCGCCCGTTAAAGTAAAGGTTTAATTAATCGTTGTAAATTATTGAAATTCAGTTAGTTAAAAGCCTCTTTTTATTATTAAAGTTTACTCTTTTTCTAGTTTTAGGCGGTTTGACGGAGTAAATAAAGAAAGAATAAATAAAAGTAATAAGAAAAAATTCAGAGAGAGAGTAAACCGAATTTATCCGCCTATTCGCCCACTATTAAATTCGTTCAAAATTTTCGTATATTTGAGTAAATCGAAAAGGGAAATCGAAATGAATTCAGGAAGACCAAAAAAAACAACAAAGGACTTTCCAGAGGGTTGGGAAAAACATATCATTGACTTGTCAAACGAAGGCGCGTCCATAACGGAAATTGTTTCTTATTTGGAAATTAGTAAAAATACTTTGGTCGCAATGACCGAAAGAAACGACGAATTTTTGACAACCATAAAAAAGTGCAAACAACTTTGCGAAACGTGGTGGGAAAAAAAAGGCCGAAAAAATATGGAAAACAAGGACTTCAATTCGACTCTTTGGTATATGAATATGCGAAACCGTTTTGGTTGGGCGGATAAGGTTAAACAGGACGTTAACACGGTAAATTTAGACGTAACCGAATTAATGACCGACGACGAATTGGAATCAAAATTAAAATTATTAAATGCGCAAATTGAATCGAAGTGAAAAAATCGAACGGTTTAAGTTGCTGAACGAATTGTTTAAAAGAAAAGCGCGAACCGATTTAAAATCATTTGTTCAATATACCAAAAAGGACTATGAAATGAAATGGTTCCACAAAGTGATTTGCGACAAACTCACATCGCTATTGGACGGAACATTGGGTAAAAAAAAGCTAATGATTTTTGTTCCGCCACAACACGGAAAATCCGAACTAAGTTCAAGACGGTTTCCGGCTTTTGCATTGGGCAAAAATCCAAATATTCGAATCGCTTTGTGTTCGTATAGTTCGGATCTTGCGAGTACATTTAACCGGAATATTCAAACAATTATCGACGACACGGAATTTCAAAGCGTATTTAAAAACACAAAATTAAACGGACAAAACGTTTCAACCGACACGAAGCGGGGCGCACTTAGAAATTCAACGGTTTTCGAAATTATCGGAAAAAGTGGGTTTTTGAAAACGGTTGGGGTTGGCGGTTCGTTGACTGGGACCTCCGTCGATTTGGGTATAATTGACGACCCATATAAGGATAGGAAAGAAGCGAATTCGGAAACGATTCGGAACGGCGTTTGGGATTGGTATGTCGACGTATTTAAAACCAGGTTGCACAACAATTCAAAACAACTTTTATTGTTCACACGATGGCACGAGGACGATTTGGCCGGTCGAATATTATCGGAAGAATCGGACGAATGGGAAGTTGTGGCAATACCTTGTTTGAAAGAATCAACTCCGCCATTAATTGAAGCGGTTGAAATTGACGATCCGCGAGAATTGGACGAAGCGTTGTGGGAGGAAAAACATTCCGCCGTTGAGGTCAGGAAACGACGCGAACACAATCCGATGACGTTTAACAGTCTTTACCAACAACGGCCAACATCGGCGGTTGGAAACCTATTCAAACGCGAATGGTTTGATTTAGTCGCTTTAATTGGTTCCGGTTATCGACACGACATTTTTATCGATGGCGCATATACAACAAAAACGTCGAACGATCCAACGGCGATAATGAGCGTTAAACACAAAAAGGACGAAGTTATTATCACGGATTCGTCAACGTATCGATTGGAATTGTTTGAACTATTGGACCAAATTGATAAATATTGCGAAACGGTTGATTTCAACAAATCGATTGGGATTGTCTATATTGAACCAAAAGCGTCTGGAAAAAGTATTAAATCGATGCTTTCTAAAAAAGGGTACAATTGTGTAGAATTATCAAACAAGGTTGTTTCGCGCGGTAAAATGTCCAGGGCGGAGGATTCAACTCCGGCGGTTCACGGTGGGAAAGTTAAACTTTTGAAAGGCGGTTGGAACGATCAATTTATTGCGGAGGTTATGTCGTTTCCAAACGGAAAACACGACGACCAATTGGACAACCTTTGTTATGCGGTCAATCAATATTTAATAAAACCGCCAAAACGAGGAATAAAACGAAGAAATTAAAATGACATTAAGAACGAAAGTATTAACGCGGGAATTTGACGAAAACGAAAATTTAATTTCCGAAACCTGGGACGACTTTTGTTTCGACTTAACGCATTATATCGCGCACGCAAGGGACAAAAATTTTTGTGAATTGTATTTGATGGGGATGGCTCATTCCGTTTTGGTCCAATTAAGTTTTGAGGAAATCGCGTTCGAATTGGAAAATTTGAATACCTTTGAAAGAATAAGCCTAAACTAAAAACAATTTTTGTTTGTGGTTTTCGGGGTTGTTTTTCAAGTGAAATTCAATCCCGTTTTTTTATATGAAAAAATTTGTATATTTACAACAATAATAATTCCGACGTCGATTTTTAAGGGTAGAAACGAAAACGGTAAATTTTTAATTTTAAAACAAAAAATTATGTCATTAAGTTGTCAATGCCCGAATCCAACGACGATCGGGGACATTCCGTCGCAAACTTGCCCGGAAAATTTTAATCAAATTCAAAAATTCGCAATTCAAAGAACTGGATTCACTTTTGACGGTACGGCCGGAAAGGACATCACGTTGTTGGCCGATTGGCAAACGTTGACGTCAGCAGTTGACGACACGCACGTTGTTGTGACTCCATTCGTTCACGAAGCAATTATCACGGCGGGCGAATCAATAACAAACGGCGGTGGGGATAACTCAACGTTAAACGGCGAAAGCGAATTGGTTGGTGTTAATCCTTCGCAATTTACCGGAATGTTTAAATCGCTTTCAAAAGAAGTAATCCAAGCACTTTTCGACCTTAGATGCGAGAAAAATTTGGTTGTTTACTTTTTCAATGAAAACGGCGACATTATTTGTCAAGAAAAAGTTGCATCGTCTTATATTGGTTTCCCAATTTCAAGCTTTTTTGTAGGGGACACAAACAACGAAGGGTTCGCAACAAACGACACTCACGCACTTTCATTCAATATGAAAAAGGATTGGTCGAAGTATCAAACAATTGAAACTCCGGCGGATTTCGATCCATTAACCGACCTTTAATAATGAAAATTATTGAACTAATAACAAACGGCGGTCGCGTTCAGTCTTTCGAGGTTGGACACGCCGTTCGTTTATTATCTTTAAAAAAATGCGATTGGAAATTTCCGAACGAAAGCGAATTTGAATTTGTCAACGATGCAATTAGAAAAAAATCAAGTCCAAGCGATAATCCAGAACCGGCCAAAAAGAAACCTATTAGAAAACGCCGAAAGGCATCAAAATAGGTTACGACTACACGGCGAAACGGAAATCGAAAACATCCGGTCGAATCCGGCTTTTATCGATTTATTGGCCTGGGTTGAAAGTTATTTGACGCGCGACAAATTCAATCGATTTTGTCAGTTGTTACGATTGCCCGTTGTTTCGCTCGAAATAACGAAAGACATTTACCAAGAATACCAACGAGTTTTTGACGGTCAAAATCCTTTTTTCAATTATGAATTTTCGAATCCAGACAATGCGACGGATTTTAAATCATATTTGAATAAAGAATTGAAGGACCGCGAATTTTTCAAAACAATTGGTTTCGATCAATTACGATATTCAATAAATTCTATTTTGGTTGTTGATATGCCAACGGATGGAATCGGAAAACCTTATTATTATTTTATTGACGTTTCAAACGTTATTGACGTTAAATCGGACAAAAACGGCGCAATTAAATACGTTGTTTTTCAGGTAAACAAAAACACGGTTGCGGTTTATGATTCAACGTCGTATCGAGTTTATAATGTTGACGGAAACAAAATCATTGGAGAACCAATTGTCGACAATCCGCACAATTTGGGATATTGTCCGGCGTCTTATTTCTGGAATCAAAACTTAAAAGGATCCAACACGGTTGAAAAAAAGTCGCCAATTACGGAAGTACTCGGACGATTGGACAAATATTTGGTTGAAGACACATTCAAGGAATACGCGGATTTATACGGGACTTTCCCAATTATAACAACATTTGAAGAACTTTGTAATTTTGAAGGGTGCGACAATGGTTTCATTTCAACGGACTACACAATTTACGAAAACGGCCAGGAACAAATTAAAACCAAACAAACAAAATGTCCGGCTTGTTCAGACCGTGAGGAAATCGGACCGGGAACAATTTTCGAAATCCCGGCACCGCAAACAAGCGACGATCCGGTTTTATCCAATCCGGTTTCAATAATAACTCCGGACACAAAATCACTGGAATATATTAAGCAAAAACTAATTGAATACGCGGACGGAATTCGGGAAGTAACAATCGGAACGCGTGGCCGAGTTTTGGACAATAAACAAGTGAACGAAACGCAAGTATTCGGATCGTTTGAAAGCCGTCAAAATATATTATTACAAATCGCAACAAGTTTTGAAGCGGTTCACAAATTCGCAAACGACACGGTCGCGCGATTAATGTTTGGCGATTCTTTCATTTCGTCGGTTGTTTTTTATGGGGATCAATTCTTTTTAAAATCGACTAGCCATTTGATGGAGGAATATAAAATGGCCAAAGAAAACGGAGAACCGGACGAAGAAATCGATCAAATATATAGGCAAATTTTAGTCACTAAGTACAAAGGAAACGACGACCGAATCGAACGCGCGTGGATTCTTTACAACTTAAATCCGGAGCCACATAAAAC